AAATGATCGAAAACGACCTTCTTTTTTTTGTTTTTTGAAAGTAAACTTTTTCATATTTATCTCATAATAACATATAAAAATTATTTTGTCAATAAATTCTTTTCCCACATACAGAACAAATTTTCTCATTTTCCTTTTCGAGCCGTAATGTAGCAAATTTTTCAAAGGATTTACACTTTTTACAAATTCGCTCAATTACTTGCATTTTGCTTGGTTTCATAATTCTCTCCTTAATTATATCCTTTCGTGGAGGGGGGAAATATAGAAATCGGTTTATGTTTCCGCAAGCGTTTTGCCTTTCGTCTGGCCGGACTACTTTTGGTAATTTACACTTGGTAAAATATGGTAGCGACCCAAATTTTACCGCCGGATTGTTAAGTCCGGTTCCCCTCCCGAAAAGATACAATTTTTACCACTTGAAATTTCTTCGATAATTATCATTTTCTTCATTGGCAGATTTGATATAATCGAAGATTTCTTCTATCAATCTTTCTTCTTCATCTTTTGTAAGACAGATTTCCTTCCCGCCGGCCGTAACTTCATTAATAGTTACTTGGGCAACAGATCCAGGATAATCATGGGTCATTCTTTCTGCTGGTTCAAAATCAAAATCCACTTCGATTTCCAGTTCATCTTCCACGTTTTCTATTGTTGTTTCGTATGTACTCATTTTGTATCTCCTTCCTTTATATCAAATACTTTATGAGAAAAACAATTTGGACATGTTTCAAATTCCGTGGTTTCCTTAAATTGTTCACAACATTCATCACACATTTTCATTTTCATTCTCCGTTCTTACTTATAATATAATACCTAAATCTATTTTGTCAAGGGTAATTATTCCCACGTAAGCCTGTCCATTCGTTTTTCATATGCATAATCACTACATATCTCATGTTCTATTCTATCAAATTCATCTTCTCCAGCTTGATTTGATGGGTCCATGAGATAACAATATTCATCCCAAATTTCAAAAAATTTCTGCATTTTGTTTTCCCCTTTCCTTTTCTGCATTTTGTTTTCCCCTTTCCTTTTCTTATATATAATATAATACATCCAGTGCCATTTGTCAAGGGCTTCAATCATTTTTTTTTCATTTTTTTTTTCATTTTTTTTTGATATATAGTTTACATTTTCACAAATTTATTATATAATGTAAACAAAATTTTAATTATGGAGTGGTAAAATGGAAAAAATTCAATTAAAGAAATATGTTATGAAACAAACAGGCATTACCAGCCATGAAGCCTCTATTATACTCAATGTTATTTTTGATGGTATAGTTCAGGGTATAGTTCAGGATGGTAAATCTACTATAACTAATTTCGGTACATTTAGGACCAAAAAAGTGAAAGGTAGAAATGCAAGAAATCCAAGAAATGGGGATATAGTTTATGTGCCTGATAGAACAGTTATTAGATTCAAACCTGCCAAGAAATTTAAAGATTTTGTATTAGGTATATAAATTATGTTTACATTTTCAGTAAAGTATGGTATTATATAGGAATAATAAATAATTTTGGAGAAAAATATGTATGGCAGATAAACAAATTTGGAGTTTCAAATATGAACCAACTAACCTCAATGAGATGGTACTTAATCCTGAAATCCGACCCAAACTTGAAAAAGCAATCAAAGAAGTTCCTAATCTTTTATTATACGGTTCTGCCGGTATTGGAAAAGGAACTTTCACTAAAATTCTTTTGAAACAAACTGGCCTTGATTATATGTGGATAAATGCATCTGATAAAACCGGTATTGATTTTATCCGAACAGATGTTAAACCGTTTGCATATGCTGCATCTAAACAACTCAAAATAGTTGTGTTTAATGAAGCAGAAGCACTTACAGGTTTTGTAGGAGGTGGCTCGTCAAAATCCGGTGCTCAAAAAATTCTGAAACAATTGATGGAAGATACTGAAAAGATTTGCCGGTATGTTTTTTTAACCAACCATATTCAATTTATTTTACCAGAAATTAAATCAAGATGCCAAGAAATTGCCCTTGATAATTTACCTTTAAAGGATATTATTCTTTTTGGTTCACGGACACTCAAAGCCGAAAAAATAGAATTTGAAAATAAGTTATTGATAAAAGTGGCCAAGAAATGTTATCCAGATGTTAGAAAAACAATCCAGGCACTCCAAGAAAATTCGATTGGTGGTAAACTGGTTGATTCTAAAATCTATACAGCAGAAGAAATATTTGAACAGCTTTTAGAACTCGTAATCAAAAAAGACTTGGAGAAAATCAGAAGTACATTGAGAAGTAACTATATAGATTACGTAAGTCTGTATGAATTTCTTTATGAAAATGTAGGAAAGTTTGCATCCCCAGGTGGAGCCATTTTAGAAATCGCTGACCACATCAGACTGGATAATGATGTTCCCAATAAAGAAATCAATTTTATCCACATGGTAGTTCAAATGATGTTATCAAAGGTAATTAAATAAATGACCACTGTTTTTGAACTTTTAAAAGATAAAAACCGGATCAACAGTATAAAAAAGGTTGATGAAAAGATACCGGATAAAAAAAAGAAAATAACCATCTTTAATTATCTCTTACAGATTTATGAGAAAACCACAAAGATACCATATGATAAGCGTGTTGCCCCGGCTTTCCTAATTACAATGTGGCTTTCACATGACCCAGATTTAATAAATCTAACTCAAAATATGAATTTGCGCCACTGGTTAGATGATAAGGATGTTTATAATTACTATTTTCATACAGTGCCAAAGGGATACCGGTTCATCAAATGGACAAAAAAAGATGAGAAGTATCTGAAAGAGAAACAAGAAATTGAAGAAATAATGATGGAATATAATGTCTCTAATAGAGAGGCAACAATGATTAAACAACACAAGGAGAGAATAAAATGAGTGAAGTAAAATTAAATGTTAAGAAGTTCAAAGAGATTATTGAAAAAGGAACACTGGCTCATAGCATTGAGTGTCTTCAATTACACTTTGTTGAGAATAGAGTGAAGGCAAACATGGTATCAAATCAGCGTGATGTAGTTGTGCTGCTCGATATGCCAAATGATATAATTGAATTCAGTAATGAAGATGATATTACATTCAACTTCGCTGAACCGTATATTCAAACACTACCATATTTTGACGTTATTGATGAACCGGAAGCCATGATTGACATCATAGACGAGGCCGACAACTTTTTAGTCAAAAGCGGTGTTGGGCAAGTATCTAAAGTTCCGTTTTGCCATTTATCTGTTATTCAAAATAATGTATTATACAAATCACCCAAAGATGATTTTAATTATTTTGCAACCATAGATATTGATGCTGACCGTTTGAAGGTTTTTGAGAAAATCAAAAGGATAGCCACTCGATTTGGTAAAATATATATTACAGTTGACGCTGGAAATCTATTGATTGAAACAACAGATAAGACCAATAATTTTTCACCGGAGCTGAGATGTGAAAAACTTATGGAAGGTGTTAGAATTGATAATCTGACATTATGTTTTGAGTTTAAGAATTTCATGAACCTTATAAAAGTTGTTGAAGAAGAAATGTCAAAAGACGGTGGTAAGACTTTCAAAATGAGTTTTGCTTACATAACTGAAACAGAAGGTGGACTTATTCATGTAGCATCCGCCGATGCCACAGAACAATATATGCTTTTAAATCGGGAAATCTAAAAAAAAAATATAAATAGTAAAAAAGAAGTATTTACATTTTTTTAGAAGTATAGTATAATAGTTTTAAATGTTTGGAAAGTTCAAACAAAATTCTAAGATAGGAGGGTACATTATGGAAAATCAAGGTTATTGGGATGGTAATGAAGAAAGAGAAGAAATGGGCGATAGCAATCTGAACACATACATCCGTGTGAACGGAAGTGACCGTCAAATTGAAGTCGGTGCAAGTCTTGTTTCAGTCATTAAAGAAACCGCCCGTGATGCCGGCCTCGGTAAGTTCCGTGTGTTCCTTGATGGACAGGAGATTCGGCCATCAGAGGCACCTGATCAAATCACGGAAGGCATGGGTCTCGAATTAAGGCCATATGATATTGCCGGATAATTTCAACTACTTACGGCACATCATCTAACTGAAATTTTTGACTGGTCAAAATAGAAATAGCAAGGTATTTATGCCTTGCTATTTTTTTTATTGGTTTACCCTAAACATACTATTTCTTTTATCTGACAAATGTTGTTTTTTAGCAACTCCTGGTTTTCTCATTGGATTATCATCACCTAAACATTTTCCTTTTCTATTCCTTCGCATTTTCGCAATACTCTCCGGTGAGTGTTTTCTACCATACATACTATTTGATTTACCAAAATGAGACCAGCTTTTATCTGATGCTGCAATTCCTTTTAGTGTTCCTTCACTGATATGTTTTCTAATTCGTTCTCTTTTGGTTTCTGAAAATTGTGAAAACATATCACCACCAAATGCCATCATCACACAATTATAACCATTGGGTGCCAGAGATTTATACTTGTCAATGAACTTCATTTCTGTTTTATTCATTTCATCTCTTGTCTCACATTCAGCAATAACTTCCCAGTCAAAATTTTCCATACCATATTTTTTGATTGCCCTATGTAAATAATGTTTTGGCCTCTGTCTTTGTGAACCCTTCAGGTGTTCGCCCTTACGTTTATCCAAGTCAAATGTTGATTGGCCTATGTAACATTTGCCATCCAGTTTGTTTGTTGCTTTGTAAATTATCATAAAACCTCCGCTACATCATAAGGTATTTATATTTATTTGTTTACAATTCTGGATTTTTGTGTTATCATTAGAAGAATTCATCGGGATCCATATCATAGATTGGTAATCCACCAACTCATAAAGGTTGTGATGATATCAAAAATGGTATACCTGTATTGAATAGATATAAGGAGAAGAAATGAAATGGATAGACATAAAGAAAATCGTGGACGTTTAAAACACTATGTCATTTGAATTTAAAATTGAAATAAAAGATTGTAAAGACTGTCCACATGTAAAGTGGTTTTCTTATGGACCGGATTGTGATTTAAATAATGGTCAGTGGCCAATTGTTTTGAATAAAGGAAATGGCATTTCAGATAAATGTCCATATCGAACTAAACAAATAGGTAATAAATCTATAAAACATTAAAATTATAAAAACAGTTTACATTTTTTATGATATGTGATATCATATATAAAAATTCAAGTAAAGGAATGAAATCAAATGCCTGAACTAACAAAATTAAAAAAAGAATCACTTGAAAAAATGTTTCAAGATATTGATTCTGTTGATGTTGATGCAATCAAAAATACTGGAATTACAATTAGGGCAGGTAATAAACTTGTTAAATTGGAAGTTGTGAGTGAAACGCCTATTGAACTTGAAGAAGAAATTCGTGAAGAGTTTCGCATTCGTCTTCGTGAAAAACTTCAAGAAATTAAAAACCGCCTCAATCAAAAAGTGACAGAAATTGTTGAAACAACTTCTCGCATTAGGATTGAAGCAGAGCGCAAAGAGCAAGAATTGAAATCACAACTTCAAAAGGCTCATCCAATGCCAGACGTTTTCTTTGAACATGCCGGCCGTGGTTTATCATGTGTTAAGGGCCAAGGGCGTGGTGAAATAATTTGGTTGGTGA